CGCGCGACCTGATCTTCCGCGAGGCGGTGCTCGCGCTCCTCGGGTGCGGCGAAGGCGACGCGCCGGAAGACAAGTACTGCAAGGCCTGCAAGGCGGCGAAAAAAGACGACTGCGGGAAGTGCAGTAAGCAGATCGAGATAAAACCATGGACGAACAAAAAATCCAACTGATCTTTGAGGCCCTGAACAAGACCAAGGGCGCGTTCACGGAGCTGGAGAACAGCTTCAAGGGCCTGAATGCGGGGGGCGAGGATGCGGCCCGTAAAAACAAAAGTGTCTTCGCCTCGCTCAAGGAAAACTGGATCGCTGTCTCCGCCGCCGCCTACGCGGCCGCGAAACTCATTGGTGAAGCCTGGGAATACATGGAAAAGGGCGCCAAGGCCGAACAAGCTGAATCCGCCTTTCGCAGTGTGGCAGCCGCGGCTGGTGAGAGTGCCGACGAAATCCTCGCTGCAATGACGCGTGCCGCGAACGGCACTATAGATGGTTCACAGATCATGCAAAAAGCGGTCAAGGGCATGATTCAGGGTCTCTCCGGCGATCAGATGGTCCACATTATGGAGGCCGCGCGCACTGCAGCAATAGTGAGCGGCCAGGATATAAGCCAGGCGTACGACACCATTACAGACGCTATCGCAAACAAAATGCCGAGAAGTCTCCTGCAATACGGCCTCATTAGCAGAGAGCAATCGAAACTTCTTAATCAAGCCATGGCGATGGGGATCACCGAAGTCGATATCTATGCCCTCGCCATGGAAAACGCCGCAAAACAGCGGAGCAAAATGACGGCTGCGGAGAACGAACACGCGGAAGCATTACAACGCTGGAAAGCAATGTTTGAAGAGGTCAAAGAAAGTCTCGGCAAAATTATATTCTGGATCATGGACAATCTTATTGAGCCGTTGGTCGGTGTTTTTGAAAAAGTCGCCACGGCCATTGCCTCACTCTTTGCAAAAGCCGGGGCCGCATGGAGCTGGATGACGTCCGGCTTTAAAGGCGGGTTCAGCGCGATACGGGAAGAATTTGAAAAGCTCGATAAATATGAAGCTGAGCAAGAGGCCGCAATCGATAAAAAACGCACTGCGCCTGCGGCGAAGACAGCGACCGGAACAAAGCCCTCGTCCACCGGCACCGGAGCATCAAAGCAGCTGGAGGATCTTGTCAAGGGAATGGCCGCGGTTGCCACATTCGAAGATCGATTGACTAATCTCGATATCGCGGAAAAAACGCGCGAAATATCTCATCTGGAGGCGGCACAACAGCGCCTACAGATCGAACAGCAGATAATTGATCTCCTGCAGAAACGGTATAACGCCAAAGGGACGGACGGAAAAGATCTCATCTCCGATCCCAATGCCCGGGCGGCATTGCTGAAGCAGATTGATGAAGCAAAAAAGAAAATGGTCGAATTTAACCTCTCCGTTCGTGATCTGGGCACTGGTTTTAATGCCGGTCTTAACGAGGGGTTTAATAAATATATGTCGGAAGTTACGTCAACCTTTCAAAAGGGAATAAAACTCGCCCAGGACACCGCTCAGGCAATGGAACAGGCGTTCAGCGATTTCTTTTTCGACGCGATGACCGGAAAGTTGAAGTCTCTGGGGGATTATATCAAGAGCTTTCTTTTGTCCGTGGCCCGGGCGATCGCAAATATCATGGCACAGCAGGCGGCCGCGGGGATCCTCTCGGGTTTGGGCTTCGGCTCTCCTGCTCCTGCGGGAGGCGTTGCGGTTTCTCCCTATGGCCCCGCGCCGCAGCTCCATTCAGGCGGATATATCCCGCGCTTCCATATAGGGGGTCTCTCGTCCGATGAACGGGCAGCAATTCTCCAAACGGGCGAGTATGTCGTATCGCGCAAGGGCGTGGCCGCGCTCGACCGGATCAACTCCGGCGACGCGGGCAACGGGGGCGGCGTAAACGTGGTCGTGAACGTGGAGAACAACTCCAGCCAGCCCGTGGATGCAAAAAGCTCCGGCACAAAGTTCGACGGACAAAAATATATCGTGGGCGTGGTGCTTACGGACATCGAGCAGGGAGGCCCCATCCGGCACGCCATCTCAGGCCTGGGAGGCGCGTAAGAGATGCCGAGCTATCCCACACTCGCCTCGCTGCCGCTCATAAATTCTTATGAGCACACTGCGGCCCAGGACCCGGTAATCCGTTCGCAGACCGAGGCGGGCTACCGCCAGACGCGGCCGCGCTTCACTCGCGTGCCGAAAAAGTGGCATATCTCCTACGGCGATCTCTCCGACGCGGACCAGGCGACGCTCGAAGCATTCGAGGTCACGGTGAAATACGGCGCTGATCTGTTCACCTGGACGCACCCGAAAACCGCGACGCAGTACTCCGTCCGCTTCGCCGCGCCGATCAAATATAAGTTCACGGTGACGGATTCGATATGGGCCGCGGAGTTCGACCTGGAGGAGGTATAGGTCCTATCTGACCTATCCGTCTTATGAAAACTCTTTCTGCCGCATTACTCTTAGAGAAAAACAAACTCGCCACGCCGAACCCGTGGCTCATCCTCCTGGATATCAAACTTCCGGACGATACAATGTTCTATATCTGCCGGAACACCGAGGACATCGCGTTCAACGGGCATACCTATACGGCATTCCCTTTCGAGATCGAGCCCACGAAAGAAACGAGCAGGGGCGAGATCCCCACGGTGACGCTCCGGATATCGAACGTGACGCAGATCTTTCAGGCATACGTTGAGGCACAGGACGGCGGTCTTGATTCGACGATAACGGTGCGCGTGGTGAATGCGGCGCTGCTCTCGGAAAACTATGCCGAGCTGGAGATGGTCTTCGACATTCTGGCGACGGTATCCGACGCCTATTGGATCTCCTTTACCGTGGGCGCGCCGAACCCGCTGCGGGAGGACTTCCCGCCGCACCGCTATATCGCGGCGCATTGCAACTGGGCGTTCAAAAGCTTTGAATGCGGCTACGGCGGCGCGAGCGAGACCTGCAAACGCACGCTCGATTACTGTCACCAGCTCGGCAATAGTCCACGGTTCGGCGGCTTTCCGGGACTCGGCGGAGGAGGGGTGAGGCTCGCATGAAGTCAGAAGTCAGACAAGACCGTCATTCCCGCGAAAGCGGGAATCCAGGGGATCTTTCCGATCTTCTCGGCAAGCGGTTCCAGTACGGCGCGCGGGGCCCCGAGGCCTATGACTGCTACGGCCTCTGCATGGAGATCTACCGACGCCTGGGGAAAAAGCTTCCGGAGTTCGGCAGCGCGGTCATGCCGAGCCTCATCGATAAAATGGTTGCCGAGGGCCGCGCGGCCTTCACTGAAATAGTAATGCCCGAGCCATGTTGTCTCGTGCTGTTCAAGGTCCGGCCGCCGTATGTCTCGCACATCGGCGTTGTACTCGAGGATAAGACCCGCTTCATCCATATCATGAGAAATACATCGGTTTGCATCGAGCGCCTGGACAGCGCCGAGTGGAAGCGCCGCATCGCGGGGTATTTGACTTTGCCCGCATAGGACCGATGGGCCCTATAAGACCTATGAAAGAATTGACCATCATAAAAGTCACCAATCCCTTCATCCGCACAGAGCGGGAGATATCATCTGTCCCGCTCCTCGAGGACAAGACCCTCCTCGATATCCGGAATGAGTATTTCCCGCTCGACGTCGACGTCGTCGCGTCTATCAACGGCGCGGTGGTCCCCCGGGAGAACCTTGCGCTCTGCCGTCCGATGCCGAACGATTGTATCCTGTTCGTCCCCGAGGTCCACGGCGGCGACAACGGTAAGAGCATCCTTCGCATAGCGCTCATGGTAGCTATCGTGGCCATCGTCGGTCCTGAAGCGTTGATGCTGTTTGGGGCCACGGCGGGGACTTTCGGCGCGGCCATGATCTATATGGGCGTTTCCATTGTCGGCTCCATGGTCGTGAATGCCCTGCTCCCGCCGACCAAGCCGAACCTCCCTACGCTGAACGATCCGAATGCCTCACAGGCGTATTCCTGGTCTCCGCAGACCGTACAGCAGCAGGGCATCGTGGTCCCCAAGTTTTACGGTGTCAACAAGGTCTATGGGAATATAATCGCGACGTATCTTCAGCATGACTCAGGAGCAAATACGATCAATGCATTGATCGGTCTTGGTTTTGGCCCTGTCCGCAGGCTTTATGATTTCAATGTCAACGATCAGCCGACGACAAGCTTTCAGGGCGTCGATGTTATCACGCGAAGAGGTTCCGTCAATCAGGATATTATCCCGGCGTTTGATGATACAAAGATCGAGTATCCGCTGTCGGTAAAAGTTGAAAAAAGTTCTTCTTATACATATACGACTATCGGCAGTAACTTTGATTCACTGGAAGTGGAACTCGGCTTTCTCCTGGGCCTCTGGTGGCTGGACGGACAGGGAAGGCAGGAATTGTGGCGGGCAATGTTGCGAGTCGAATATCGCAAGCAAGGGACTACTGATTGGACCTGCGTAACGCATCAGATCCTGAATATCACAAAACACACTATCGGCGTTGCCCGATGGAGTCAGGGCCAGTGGACCGGCGCGGTCGGTCCCTGGACATGGCCGACGTATCAATATTGGCTGGAGGCAGTTGCCGGAGATAGCAACCCTTATTCTCATGGCGAAGGAGATGAGGATGCCGGAAGTTGGACTTGGCTTCCCGCAGGCTTTGTCTATTATACATCGGATGCGGTCGTCGTTGATTATGAAACGGTCACAGCAAGTCAAACAACACCGCTTTACAAGACCTTTAATATAGACACTCCCGTTCATGGTTATTATGTAATCCG